CCCGAGCTAGTTTGTCCATTGCGGTTTCGTTGAGTAACGTCTGAGGCATAATATAATTTTTTGAAATTACCACCACCTTTTTCCAAGGCATTTGAAGTAGATCCCATCATACATTTACCTACGATTCTACTACCTAATCTTAAACAGGTTTTTGTAACTCTCCAGTTATTTAATATGTTATCAGGTCTTTCCCATTTTCCACTTTCATCGTGTACTAGTAGTTTTAGTTTTTCCCCGTCGTACGAGTTGTCCCCTGTGTTTTTCCAGTCAATGGTGGTATCAAGACCTTCAATTTCCTCTTCGACTTGACCTTCGTTGAGTTTTCTTCTCGTAAGCCTGGAAGCTGGAACTCTATAAGCGAGTTCGGTCTTTGGTCTGTCCATACCGTCTTGTATCGGTTTGAAGAAGAACGGGTAATTAACGCTGATAGGTACCACTTTATCTGTGAACATTTTCTTTGCATCGGCTCCAGATTTGGACAGAATTCCAAACCGTGCGTCGGACGATATTGTTGCCATGTTAACGGTCTCAGCTGAAGCCATGAACGAAAAACCTGACCTTCTGTTCTTGAGATATGACATTCCATAACAACGGCCGTCTGCTTTGCAAGCTTCCCAGAATATGAAGAATAATCTGTTTGATTCTCTAAAGTCTGGCTTCCCAATATCAATCTTGGAGTACTGCAAGTAGACAAAATGAGTACCAGTAATATAAGTAGGCTTGTCCTTGTTAACAAACCAAAAACCTTGTTCTCTTCTTTTAAACTCTTGATCAATAAATTCATACCATTCTTCTTTAAAGTCTTCTTTATAATTCTTCCAATCAAAGATGGTCTTTATCCCCTTGAGCTCTTTAGGATATTCCTGAGCCATCCATTTATTTCCCTCAAAAGTAACAACGTCATTTTCTAGAGGTAAAGCTATTTTAAGATTTTGTATCTCATATACTTCACCGACTTCACCAGTCTTGCTGATGACAACCATGTCGTGTTCTTCGTTGTACCCATACTCCCATTTCTTATGCTTGTTCTTTTTCTTTAAGACGCTAGATTTTATATGGTTAGGTACTATTCTGTATAAACTCTGCTTATACATTACTTAGATCTTCCTTCTGCAAAACCACTGAAAGCTTTTTTCTCTTTCTTTTCTTTTGGTTTTTCGTTCAACAAGTCTTCTTCTTCTTCAATACGTTTTAATATTTCAAATGCATCAAAGATAGCAAGCTTTTTTGTAGCAGCTGCGTTTTTCAGTCTATCAGCTGAGATATCCTCTCCTCCGTCGACTATTGCTTCTTTAGCTACTTTGATCAGTTCTTGAACTGCCGCTTGCCCAGCTTGGATTATACTTAGTTTCGTTTCCTTCGTATTCATATTTAATTACAATATCATTTGATTTCATACAGTACAATCTCTCGTTATCTATTACAAATTCAAACTCACCATTAGGAGTGTAACCAACTAGATCACCAGGATTGATTCCTATAGCTTCTAAGGAACTATTACCGTATTTCAGTATTCCTATAAGCTTTCTTTCTTTATCTGCCGTTAAATCGTCGTTATCTAAAATAGGATTTATAAAGCATCGATCTCCAAAAGCGTTCCATTTACCATCTTGTTTATATAAATAAACTTGGTCTATATCACAGAAAAACTTATCATCGATAAATTTTGATCTGCTATCTTTTTGATTGCCTCTAATATCATAGAATCTTCTAAAGACGTTGTGATGTATCACTATAGTGTCACCTTTACGTATCTTAGTGGTAAAAGCTTTAGGTACCTCAAGTACAATTGCTTCGTTACTAATTGATTTCCACGATTCTATACGACTGTTAGTTATGAGGGTTTTTTTACCAACTTTAACCTCGTTGTCATATCTTTTATTTACAGGCTTTACAATAAAGCTGAATAAACTTTGCATTAATACGCTAGATCGTATTCGACAGATACTGCCATGTTAGAATTAAACTTCTTCCACGGCATTACCTCGTCTTTTTTCTTAATGTGAACGCTATAAGAGTTATCAGATTCGTCGTGTAGTATGTGAGATATTTCGTGACCCCCATAAACAGACTGACCAACAGCATAATGCATTGCGTCAGTTTTGTAATCAGAACCTATACTAATTTTTCTTATAACAGATGACATCTTACTCTTCTTCTTTCTTAATTTCTTCGAAGCTTCCGTCCTCTAGGTTGATACTGATTGCTCCGTACTTCTCCTCTAAGACTTTTTTGTTGTCTTCTACTTCTTTGTTCAACTCTTGAATGTGAGCGATCAAACCATGCTTTTGAGTCTCTAACACACCTACTTGAGATAATGCTTGAGTCATTTTTCCTTGGTTCTCTTGAACTAATTTTAGTTCTTCTGCTGTGATCTTGTTTTCCATTTGATTTAATTTAATTGTTTTCATTTATTTATTATCACTTGATCTTTTTGATTTTTCCCAAGTCCTTCCTACGAAGTAAGCTCCATACACTGTGATCAACAATGATTGGAAAATTGGTACGTATTGCTCCGCGACAGCAAAGCCTCCAATGTTACCATCAAAGAAAGATAAAACAGTAAAAATAACAGTTAAGTATATTAAGACAAGCGGGCGTATGTTCTTGGACAGAAAGCTATCGCTAGTCATATCTGACTTCCAACGATCTGTAACTTGAGCTTGAGCATCGCTGTCAGCTTTCTCTAGTATTTCTTGAATCTGCTTCTTAATTAAAAGTTTTTCTTCTTCAGTAGTAGTAAGCTCATCAATGACGTTACCAATATTCTTGATAACGCCACCTGTAAGCCATTGGAATATTTTATTCATCTTTATTTTTTACCACCGCCTAGTGTCCAACCTCCAACTTGAACTTTACCTTTAGGGTATTTGTCATAGTGTGATCCACCTTGTGGCGTTAGTTTTATTTCGCCTTCACCACGCGCTTTAAGGGTACTAGCTCTACGAACATTTTTTCTTGACACCATTTGGTTCTTAGTAGAGTTACCCGGTCGTCTAATGCTGTAGTCTCCTGTCTTAGAGTCGATGCTCTTTACAACTCCACGTTTACCAAATTTATCACCTACTTTAGGCCAACCTATTTTAGTCATTGTTCTTTCTCTAGCAGCGTTATTAGTACTATCTATAGCTATGTTTTGTTTATGTAGATACTTTAAGTAAGAATCCTTAGTAGCGTCTTTACCGTCTAGCTTAGGCGCTGGCGTCATTGATCGATTGTAATCCCCACCTGCTGGAACAAAAGGTTTGTCTCCTGATTTTTCATCTTTTTTCTTTTTAACAGGATCTGTTGGATCTACCTGTAGTAAAGCAGAAGGAATTCCACTACCTGTTTTCTTCATTGGGTTTTTACCTGGGTTTTGCTGATAAGCCATAATAATTGTTTATTTATTTATTTATTTATTCTATGTAAAAGTGCGATAACTTTTTAACTGTAATTGTTTCGTTTAAGTCACCAGTGTAGTAACATAACATTGTGTTTGAATCCTTTAAAACATACTTAACATTAACAGAATAATTGTTATCTGCGTTGTATAGTTTAGTTGTAAATGATGTTGCGTTGCTGCTTGTAATGTTTTCTTCTATTACTTTATTTTCTAAGAAGCTAGTATTAAAAACTTTAACTGGCTTAGAGTCATTTGTTATAATAGTCATAACGTATGACGATGTTTCACTAACCCAAGAACCTTCCATTTTGTTTACTTGAGCATTTGATAATAATGTTGTTGTTAAAGCTAATACTAATAATAAGTTTTTCATTTTATTTAAATTTAAGTTTATAATGTCTAATATAACAAAAAAACTATAAAAAATAAAGCCTATTTTAATCTATTAGCTTTGTAAGCTTCTTTCTCCCACGGAAGACTTTTAGCACCTTCCTCCATCTTCGATCTAGGGTATTTTTTACCTTTCCAGTAAACGTATTCGTCGTCATAATCTAAGTCGAGTCTCTCCATCTGATCTAAGTGCACTTTCTCGTGTTTTATAACATCTTCTTGTTCTAATGGACTTAGATTCTTATTTAGTGTGATAGAGCCGTTCTTATTAGCTCTACCCATAATACCATCCTCTTCGTCTATCTGGTATATCGGTGTGTTATCCATGGACAATTTACCCATCTTCATTTTAAAGCTCATTTAGCATTTCCATCTTTTACGAGCAGCTTTACCTCTTTCACCGTCCCAGCCTTTAGATCTAGCGCAGAATGATTTTCTTCTTTTAGCAGCTTTACTTCCAGGTTTAACATCTCCAGTCACGGCTGTTTTCAACTTACTGCCAGGGTTTTCTTTTCTGTACTTCTTAACACCAGTAGAGGTCATTCCTGCTCCTTCTTCTGTTGATAAAAAGTTTCTACCTTTACCTTTAGTTGTTTTTCTAACCTTTAAAAAAGGGGAGCTATCTGGTTGAATATATGCCATTACTTTTTTGATTTTTTTAACTCTAGCCACTTGTTAATAGTGTATCCTATAGTTACTAACAATAAAACGATTTTTAATCCCATTTCTATATTTGTAAACGTAGTTACACTTAACGTTAGCATATTTGCCATATATAGTTTTATGTCTCCCATGCAAAACATCTTATCCTTTAGCTCTTGCTGTGATTGGCCCTTGCAATCCTGCACAGCCACAATCACCAATACAGCCACAAGGTTGCATTACTTTTAACTTCATACCTTTAGATCCTGAGCTAGATCCTTTTCCGTGTGGTCTACCTTCTTGACTTAATGGTCCGTCCCATAAAGTATTTTCTCCTACAATTCCGTTTTTTCCTTTCATATCTTTTTTTTAGTAGCCGCAGCTTTTCTTAAATAATGGAGTATTGTTTCCTAAGGATGCTTGTCTTTGATCTACGCTACCCATTACGCCGTTACCGACTTGTTGAGCTTGTGGAGAAAAAGGACTTACTAAACTAGCTGGAGCAGGTGGTGTTACACCGTACTGAACTGGTTGACCTGTCATAGGATCTACTTGGTTATTCATAATTATCTATTTTTATCTTTATTAACATTGTCTATAGAGGTCATCAACACTTTGTCTGTATACGTTTGACCTTTCATTATTTTGTTTCTTCTAGTGCTTATAGGTATATCTTCTTCGCCTAGCATTATCTTATACATTCTAACTATAAGTTGCTTGCATTTAAAAGATACTTTATATATGTTGTATTTTTGTGTAGTCCTGTTTCTTGGTCTCCACACAGTAATCCAACCATCTTGTATAAGCTTATTCCATCTTCGGTTGTTCCAACTGTAAGAGTATGAACCTGCTACAAAATCTTTTTTAGAAAACAACTCTATGCAGTCTAGATATATTAAAAGCTCTAAATCAGCATCATTTAAATTGTTATTTCTACAAGCCCACTTTCTTACTATTCTGTAATGTTTAAATAAATTTAGATCTTTAAGATCACCAGGTGTTAACCTCATAAAACTACAACTACGTCACCCATTTTGATTAAGTGAAAAGTTTCTTTTTTAAGTTCTATCTTGTGACCAGCATGTCTATCAAAATATATAACATCATTCTCTTCGATTCCAGACACAGCATCTCCAACTGAGATAACCTTTCCTTCAACGTATCTAATATCTTCTCTATGTGAATCAGCTAAGAAAAGACCACCCTTTGTAGAGGTGGTACCTTCTTTTAGCTTTTCTATTATTATGTTATTACCTATTGCTCTCATCTCCAACTCTTAAATTATTGATTACACAATCGGTTGATAATATTGTAGTAGCAACTGATGAAGCATTTTGCAATGCACACTTTGTAACTAATAAAGGATCGATAATACCAGACTTTACCATTGTAACAGTTTTTCCTGTAATCACATTAAGGCCTTTACCTTTGCTCTTGGGAATTTTTATGTCTGTTATACCTGCGTTATCTAATATTGTCTTAAAAGGCGCTCTAATTGCCTCTAGCAGCACTTCTTCTCCTTGGTTCATCGGCTTGATATACATTGAAGCATTTAATAAAGCAATACCACCACCTGGGACAATACCTTCTTTAATAGCTGCTTTAGTAGCACAAATCGCATCTTCTACTCTATCGTTCTTTTCTTGCAACTCTATCTCAGAGTTAGCACCAACTTTAACAATAGCTATTTTAGCTGATAATCTAGCTAATCTTGTTTCTAACTTAATAATCTTATAAGACTGCTTTTCTACAAGCAATTCTTCTTTTAAGTCTTTTATAATACTTAAAACATCTTCAGTTGGTTCTCCAACTTTCAAAACAGTTTCACTATGTGTAGTAATACTTCTTAAGCATGTTCCTAAGTGCTCGATCTGGATCAAATCCATATCATCACCTAAGTCTTCGTTAATGATGGTAGCTCCAGTTAATAAAGCTAGATCATCTAACACCTCTTTTTTGCTAATTCCAAAGGTAGGCGCGTCAATAACATTGACCTTAATGTTTCCTTTGTTTTTATTCATTGCTAGAGCTGATAAAACACCTTGCTCTAAATCACCTATGATGAGCAGAGGTTTGTTGTTTTTTATTACATACTCTAACACTGATTGTATTTGTCTTATCGACTCAACAGGAGATTCAATTAGCAAAACTAAAGGATTGTCTAGTTCAGCTGATTTATTTTGTTGGTTAGTAATGAAATGAGAGTTTTTAAGTCCCTTGTCATATTGTATACCATCAACAACTTCTACTTCTGTTTTTCCAGATGATGATGTCTCCATCATAACTATACCTGTATTATCTACAGCTCTAAAAGCGTCTGCTATTAACTTACCTAACTCTTGGTCGTTATTAGTAGATATAGTAGCTATCTGATCAATCATGTCACCCTTGACACTAGTAGAATTCTTTTGCAAGTATTTAACTACTTTTTCTGTAGCTGATACAATACCATCTTTTAACTCTCTGGAGTTTGTTTTGTTTGAAACCTTATAAGCTTCTTTTAAAATTGCATGTGCTAATACTGTAGCTGTTGTAGTTCCGTCACCGGCTTCTCTAACAGTTTTCCTAGCCGCTTCTTTTAATAGGGTGGCTCCCATGTTTTCAACTGGATCTAGTAATACAATAGAATCTGCAACTGTTACACCATCTTTTGTAATTACTGGTCTTCCTGACCCATCTTCTAGCATCACACATTTACCACTAGCTCCTAAAGTAGAGCTAACAGCATATGTAAGCTTTTCTATTCCTTTAAATACATTATTTCTGGCTTCTTCACCAAAATTAAGGTTCTTTACTATCTTGTCTGACATATATTAAAATTAATTAGATTTGATTCCCGCTTTTTAAAGCTTCGTTGATAGTATCATTACAGGTTTTGCCTGATAATTACTCTTCAGTTTCTTCTTCTGTAGGTGGCACTGGCTCTCCAATAGTCAAAGTAACAGTTGTAGGTGTAATCAAAGCATCGATCTGAGATTGAATGCCAGCCTCAATAGAAGCAACTTGCTCTTCACCTATCGCTCCTTTTGTCCAAGTAACAACTTGTTCGTTTGTTAAATCCTCAAACGGGATAAAATCTGTAACTTCACTAGTGTCTAGTGTTTGTGTTCCAATGCTAGTTGCCGAGTAAGCAACGCCTTCTGGGTTCAATTGATCTGATACACCAGTAACAATCCAATGCACATTGTACACTAAATCTGTATATTCTCCATCTTGTGGATAAGCATCCACTGTTTTGCAATCCCAATTGTAAGTAATCATATTTGTTTATTTATTTATTAGTATTCTTCTTTAGCATTGTTTTCGTCTGAGTGAGAATAAAGTCTTATGTCTTCTGGTTCGTGCAACACGATAGTTTGATCAAACTCTTCAAAGCTGTAGAAATATTTACTATTTAACAGTAGAGCATCATCCTCTAGGTTATGTACTATAACGTTACTAAAATCCATACACCCATGAGCCCATCGTGTATCTGAATAGAAGTCTAGACACAAGTTTATTAACCTGCTGTTTGGAGCTGCACCATACACAGCGCACTCTATCAATGAAGACTGAACATCGTATGTTTTCATACCTGCAAAAAAAGTATGCTTTTCTTCTAGTTTGTCCATAACCAAGTCAAATGACTTCACATACTTTGCGTCTACATCCACGTAAACACCTCCAAAGTCTCTTAATAGTAAAAGCTTTATTCTATCTGTTATAAAAGCCCACTTAAAAGTATCTGGGTCTTGTATATACGCTTGCAAATATATATCATCAGCATACCTGTCATTAAATATCTCATCGTGTGTCCACATCTTATATTCCCACTCGGGATGCATGGCTTGCATAGCGGCAGTCATTTCTACATACTTTTCAGGAAGAACCCTTGGTCCAATCCATACTTGGTGTATTTTTTTTGGTATATTCATTTGTTATTTTTTATTAATAAGAACCTCCTGTCCCATGTGAATAACCTCTAAAATTTGATAACCTATCAGAAGATCCAGCGTAGGACAGTACAAATCCTTTTGAGCTAGCTGCAGCGAAACAGGCTTGTAAAGTATTTGACGATGGGTTTATTTCGTTTACTACATCCTGTAGCGTAAATGTACTTGTATTTTGTACTGCCATTATTTCTCTAGTTTTTCTAACCTAGCTTCTAACTCGGCTATTTTAGCAATTAATAAATCAATATACTTGACAGACTTATACCCTTCTTCATCAGTATTAACAAACTCAGGATGGTTTTCTTCAAGTTCTTGAGCTATTACACCTGTTCTATATTCACCTTCGTTATCTTTCATTTCGAAAGACTTCCATTGTACGTCTACTGTGCTACTTTTGAGGTTTTCTATTTTTGTCTTTTTTCTTTCATCTGAAGACAGTATGAAGTTAACAGCTGTTATAGTACCTGCTCTCATTTGAAAAGTAATAGGAACTGTAGTTACACCTGACCTTGTAATGAACCTTAACGTCTCATTATTTTGGTAATCAACAC